AGCGTATCTGTTGTTTCCATTACGACTTTATTTCCCGCAAGCAGTTCAAGTGTGCCGCCAACAGGAATCGGCGCATTAGTAACGAGTTCAACCGCCTGGTTTGCTTCGTTGTTTGCACCTGCTCTGTTAGAGGTATCTGAACTTAAAGTAACACTAGCAGTAATTTGCCCAGTTGTTGTATTACCTACCATAATACCAAGAACTACAGTTGTTGTAGAACTAGCAACGGTATAGATAACATCAGAGCTGGTAACTCCTGCTTTAGTTACAACTTTAAAAGTATTAGCCATTTATCCTCCTCTTATATTCCTAACCAAGCGCAATTGCAAGGGCAGTGGGATCCTCTGTTGAGAATCCTGCACTTGTTAAATATGTTTTAAGTCTTGTTAATGTAGCTTTTCTATTAGTGCCACCTGCACCGTCGTCTACAATTATTAAATCTGCATCTGCTAAAGCAGCACCAATATCAGTTCCACCATCAATGTCTAATGTGTCTAATCCAACAGAGTTGCTTGAAGCTGTAATTGTTTTGTTTGTAAAAGTTTGTGTTGCAGCAAGTCCAGCGATTGTATCTGTTGTTGCTGGTAAAGTTAATGTTGTATTACCAGAAAATGCAGAGTGTGCTGGTGCTTGTAATTGAGCATAGTGTGCATTTGAGGATTCACAATAAAGTCTTAATACTGATTGTGAACCTGTATTTTTTAAATCTATAACACCACCCTCTACAGTAAGATCATCTCCTACACTTACATCACCAGTTACTGTGACTGAATCAACGTAAGCATCTTTAAATCTTACAGAGTTAGTTCCTAAATCTACATCACTATCTGTCTGTGGTCCAAACACTCCGTCTGATACAAATACTTGTTCTGCATTTGCAGCGTAAAAATGTATTTCATCTGCTGTTTCAAAATCTATTTTTGTTTGATCATCCTCACCAATTTTAACATCAGTTGCTAATATTGATGTAATTCCTGTTTGTGCAGCATCTACACTTAATGTGTTAGTAGATAATGATACACCTGTTCCTGCTGTAAAAGCAGTTTTAGACATCGCTATTGCTGCAGAGCTATTAATGTCTGCGTTTACAATAACGCCAGAACCAATTGCTGCTGTTCCGTTTGCAGCTATTGTTATGTCTCCAGATATAGCTACAGGATTAAAATTTGTGCCATCCCCAATAAGAGCCGCACCGCTGGTGTTAGTGTTCATGGTGATATCATCACCAGTAATTGTTAAGTCACCTGTAACTGTTAGATTACGACCTATGGTTGCGTCATTATTTGCATCTTCAAAAATTAATTTACTAGCAGGTATCGTACAAAATACATCTTTTGTTCCTGAGCTAAAGTCAACAGCACTATCACTGTTAGAACTAGATATAACTGTAGTACGTGTAAGATCAGAACTATCACCATCTAGTGTGCCAAGCCCAACTTCAAACTCTGCCTGGTCTTGGTGTGCAATACAATAATAAACTGTATTAGAATTACCAATACCGGCTGCAAAAGTTTCAAAGCCAGTTACCGCACCAGCAAGAGATACGGCACCCGTACCAGTTGTGGTAGTTGTTTCTTTTACTCTATCATTAATGACTAATGCCATTTATACCCCTATGCTAATCTTAGTATAGCGTTACTTGCATCAGCTGTAGGAAACTGAATTGTAAATGTTCCGCTTGTAGATGTTTT